AATAAACAAATCAGTAATACCCAGATAAATACACTTATTAGGTAACATATATGTCAACATATCCAACAGCATCAGTTCTTTCTACACCAACTGGATTAAACCTAGATGAATTAAAAGAGTTATTATTCACTAATTTAAAATATCGTTTAGGTGATGGTATGATTGACCTTGAATTAGACCCGCAGCATTATGAAGCAGCATACACCTATGCCATAAAGATATATCGTCAAAGGGCACAAGCAGCCACTGAGGAATCGTACATATTGATGACTATTGAGAAAAATGTAGATACATATACTCTTCCCGCAGAGTTTATCAATGTTAGAAGTATTTTCCGTAGATCAATTGGTTTAGAAACAGGCCCGTCAAGTAGTAGTTTTGATCCTTTCTCCAGTGCTATTTTGAATACATACTTACTTAACTATAACTATGCCGGTGGTATGGCAACATATGATTTCTATGCAGGGTATGTTAAATTAGCAGCAAGAATGTTTGGTGGTTATGTAACATATACATTTAATCCAGTGTCCAAAGTATTGCGTATTGTGCGAGATCCAAAAGGATCAGGGGAACATGTATTGATATGGGCCGATGTACAAAAGACAGAAGAAATATTACTGCAAGACCCGGGTGCTGGAGTATGGATCGGTGACTTTGTTTTAGCTAATCTTAAACTTATGATCGGAGAAGCCCGTGAAAAATTTGGAACTATTGCTGGTCCGGGTGGTGGCACATCATTGAACGGTACTGCTATGAAAGCAGAAGGTAAAGCAGCAATGGAATTACTCATTGAAGATTTGAAGAAGTATGTGGATTTTTCTTTTCCCTTAACGTGGGTCCAAGGTTAGGATAACCTAAACAGTTTTCTTTTTCATACTCCTGTAATATAATAAGTAATATAGGAGCATTTCACATATGATTATTTTGGGGATCACCGGATTGATAGGATCTGGCAAAGACACCATTGCAGATTATCTCACCACACAGCATGGTTTCAAACGAGTCAGCTTTGCTGCTAGTCTTAAAGATGCAGTAGCAGCAGTTTTTGGATGGAATCGTGAGTATCTAGAAGGCACAACAAAAGCCAGCAGAGCATGGAGGGAGAAAAAAGATGAATGGTGGAGTAATCGTCTAGGTATGAACATTACTCCAAGATGGATTCTACAGTATTGGGGAACAGATGTATGTCGTAACCATTTTCATAATGCCATCTGGGTAGCAAGTGTAGAACACAAACTCTTAAACTCTAAAGAAGATGTTGTAATCACAGACTGTAGGTTTGACAATGAAGTTGCTGCTATTAAAAATGCAGGTGGAATAGCTATTAGAGTACAGCGTGGACCAAATCCTGAATGGTATGATGCTGCAATTGCATATAATAGAGGACCAGATGGTAATTCATATTGGGCACTAAGTAAAATGAAGTTAGACAAACTAAAAATTCATGCTAGTGAGTACAGCAGCATAGGATTAAAATATGATTATGTTGTTGAAAATAATGGAACAATTGATGAGTTACATACCAAGATTCATACTATTATCAATAGTCAATCTCAAGGTCTCCCCGTCTCCAAGTAATCTCTTTCTTTTTCACAACTTCTATGCAGTTTAAGCAAATGCTGCGTAGATTAGTTTGTTCATTGTGATCCAAGTGCCCATCAACATGAAATACTGTTATTTGTGTAACGAATAAACTCTTAAAGCCACATAAATCACATGTGGCTTTTTTCTTATAACCACTCTTAGTCCAATTGGCTTTTTGTGGTTTTTGCTTCTGCTTCTTCCTACTACATTCATCACATATGCTTCTGTAATGTGTAACACCGGCACGTTTATAGTTCACTGCTGCGTGATTCTTGTTACATTTATTGCAGAATGGCCGATTATTGTAATTGGGTTTTGAACCGTATGTGCCGTTGTCTATTGCTTTTTGTTTTCTTCTATCACGCTCGCCGACCCGCCTTTTTATTTTTTCTTCATTTTCTAATTTTTTAATTTCTTTGACCTTATTTTTTTCTTCCAGTTGACGAATTTTGGATAGCCGGTTTAGTTCTCGTTGATGCAATCTTTCTTCTCTTTTTTTGTTTCTTTCAAGTCGTTTTGCTTCATTGAAAGGTGCAATTGACGCTTTTTGTTTTTGGATGGATTCTTTACTTTTAGGTCTGCCTTTTGTCCAACCTGGTCCTCTATGTCCACCGGGAGCAATGTTCCATCCAGTTGCTTTTTTTGGTCTTAGTATTTCTTCCATTTCATAGCAATAAGATTCTTCACCGCATAAGATAACATCTTTGATTAGATTGTCCCATCCATATTTCCTAACTGCATGTATTAGATGTGGATTTTTATGTTTCTTGTTATTAATGTCATTCAAATGTCCTTTTAACCTACGGGCATAATCTTTAGAGACTCCAACATATCCGTCGGTAGCTGCATTAGTGTGTTCCGGTAGATGTATCCAATAGATAACAGTACTTTTTATATTCATGTAATTTCCTAAATACCTTTGAAGATATGCTTATTTATAAAAATGCAAGCAATTTGTTATTTTTTAAATTTTTTGCTAAATAATAGTATGCAATTAGGTTGTAAACCTCAGAATTTTACTAAAGGAAAAATAAAATGTCATTAACCTCACCGGGCGTCGAAGTCACTATCATTGACCAAAGTCAATATCTACCTGCACCAGGCGCCACCGTGCCGTTGGTAGTTTTCGCAACAGCACAGAATAAAGCAAACCCTTCTGGTACAGGTGTCGCAGCCGGTACTACAGCGGCAAATGGAGGTAAATTATATCAAATTACAAGTCAAAAAGATTTGGTAGATTTTTATGGTGTACCGTTCTTTTATACAACAACAGCAGGAACACCTATCCAAGGTTACGAATTAAACGAATACGGGTTATTAGCGGCTTATTCCGCATTAGGCACAACCAATCGGGTATATACATTACGTGCTGATATTGATCTAGCAAGTCTAGTAGGTTCAGTTGGTCGTCCTTCAGGTGCACCGGCAAATGGTGCATATTGGTTAGATACAACTACTTCTACATGGGGTATCTTCCAGTTCAATGCAACAACCGGACAATTTACAGCAAAAACTCCAATCGTTATAACAGACCAGGCATATTTAACCAATGGTGAACCTATTGCTAGTTTAGGTAATATTGGTGATTATGCAATTAATGCTACGGTTGAAGCTGATTCAGCATATCAACAATATTATTACAAAACTTCTAGTAATGTTTGGACAACATTAGGGTCCAGAACATGGCGAGGTCAATGGCCAACTGTTCAAGGTACAAATTCTAACCCTACATTAACTGCCACTGACACTTTAATTATTAGTTTAAGTGGGGTGTGGTCTACTACTGTTGCGGTGCCTGCATCCCCTTTTAACACTGTTCAAGGTGTTGCAAATGCTATCAATTCATTGGGATATAGCTATATTACTGCGGAGGTAGTATCAGGTAAATTAGTCTTATTATCTACTCAACCTTCAACTACTGGTAATCAATATCTTGGAATTACTGGCACAGGCACAGTGTTAGCTGATGTAGGGTTAACTGCACAAAATTACTATCAACCTCAAGTTGTATATGGTACTTCAGCAGAAATGCCGTTATGGTCAAGTAGTCAAACATATCCTCATCCAACTGGTTCAGTATGGATTAAGGCTAGCAATGCAGGTCTTGGTTTAACCCCGGTTGTTTCTGAATATAATGCAGTTACTGGTTCTTTTGTAGCAAAATCTGTAACATTAGCTACCAATAACTGGTCAGCAGATGCTACTATTGACGCCACTGGCGGACAAGCGATTCCGGTAGGTACTGTCTACGCACAATACGATTGGAGCTATCCTTTTAAAAACAGCACCTTTCCTATATATTTATGGGAAAGAGCAGCAACAGGTTCAACAGTGGCAACCGGAACCGAAACAGATTTCACAATAGCGTTGCCGTATACTTTGTCAACAGCAAGTATTTTTGTTCAAACTAGTATACCAAATAGTGCTTCATTGTCAAGTCAATATACTGTTACTATTCCTGATGATTGCACTCCGTTACAATTTGTAACTGCTTGGTTAGCTACTGCTATTCCTTATACAACTGCATTGTTAACTACTGACGGGGCTGTTCAATTAGTACATACCGAAGGTGGCGAAATTGTAATGAATGATTTTATATTAACAGCTGGAGCTAATCAAGGGTTTTCTGCTACTATACTATCACAAGCTGGATTTGTTGAGCAAGATACTCCGTTTGTCCAATACGGTGGGGCATTATCAAGCTCCGTTACAAATTTTTCTGGTATAGCTACTACTGGTGGAAGTGGATCAGGATTGACTATACAAGCAGCTATTCAAAGTCACGGTATATATTCTCTAACAGGGACCGGCGTAACTGCCGGTGGAACATCATATGCAGTAGGTAATACTATAACTGTTAGTGGAGCATTACTAGGCGGGGCAGCTACTACAAATAATTTAGTATTAGAAGTTGTTTCAGTGAGTAGTGGGGTTGTTACAGCACTTACTGTAGTCAGTGGCACGGCTGTCACACTATTTTCTACTCAAATTAGTAACTGGATTCCATTAGTGTTTACTGCAAATGAAGGTGCTCCGGTAGCAGCTCCAACTAATGGTACAAATTGGTTTTGGAGTGTGATAGATCAAGTTGATATTATGGTTCAATCTGGTGGACAGTGGAATGGTTATCGCAACATAAATTACGATACTACTGGTTTCCCAACCCCAACCGGCACTAATGCAACTGATCCAAACGGTCCTATAATTTCTGCAACTGCACCAACAACTCAAAGTGATGGTTCAACTGCATTAGCATACGGTGACTTGTGGATTGATACAAGTGATTTGGAAATATATCCAATTATCAGTCGTTGGGAATATGATACTGTGAGCTTGACAGACATGTGGGTATTGTTAGACAACGCCGATCAAACAAGCAGTAAGGGTGTGGTATTTGCTGATGCACGTTGGGCAACTAACAATAACACAAATGTAGTTGATGATCCTATCCCAAGTATCGTTAGCTTATTGTCTAGTGATTACTTAGACCTAGATGCTCCTGATGCAGCATTATACCCAACAGGTATGCTATTGTTTAACACACGCCGTTCAGGTTACAATGTTAAATCATATCAAGCAAATTACTTTACCAGTGCTAATTTTCCTGATCAAACTTTGCCAACGCAAACAGCTACATGGCTAAGTGAAAGCGGGTTGCAATCAAACGGTGCTCCATATATGGGTCGCCAAGCACAACGTAATATGGTTGTACAATCACTACGTTCAACAATGGATACTAACTATGACATTCGTGATGAAGATAACTTCTTCAACTTGATGGCCACCCCTGGTTATCCAGAACTACAACCTAACATGGTTGTATTGAATGCTGATCGCGGAGATACAAGTTATATCATAGGT